TAAAGTCACAAGTATTCTTATACTCAAGCCCATAAAAATACTTATTGAGAAAAATATAGCAGCCTTATTTAAAAGACTGCTAAAATTCTAAATTGTACTTTTATTTACTATATTTTACTGATTTTAATCTTTTTAAATCAGTTTAAACAGTTAGTTTTAAAGATCTTAAAGTAATTTTACTTTTTAATCCAAGGCATTACTTATAGTTTTAGTTTTATTGCAGTCTATTATTTTTATTGCATTCTATTACATATAGTTTTTAAAATATAGTACATTTTCTACCTTTTTTTGTAACTTTTACTGATATTTTACTGGTATCTTCTTTAAGAATAACTCTAACAATTTTTTGACCATTATTAGAGTTATAAAATATTTACTATACTTTTATTTTATCACAGATAAGATAAAAATACAATGGAGTTAAAATGAAAAATTTTAAAATCAAAAACTTAGATGAAAAAGATATTGAGAATCTAAAACAAATAAAAATTATAGAGCTGGAAGAAATGAAACTTCAGGATTTGAAAATTCTGAAAATAAAAATTGAGACAGTTATTGAGAATATAGAAAAAGAATAAGAGCCATTAAAGGCTCTCATTTTGTTTTTTTTTTAATTCTGTATCTTTTTTCTTCCTTTCTAATTCAATTGCAAAAGCCTTTTTAAAATTTTTTTCAAAATCAGAAATATTATCTGATAATGCCATTACTCCCAGTAATTTTGAAATATGTCTATCTAACTCAGGAACTCCTATATCGACACTTAAAAACTGATGATGACGGTATAATCTATTGTTTGAAATAGATTTAGGGTTTTCTCTTTTTATATACTCTATGACGCTTTCTGGAAATAAATCATAAACATATTTCATTGTAAAAGAACCCGCATATCCTGGTCTTTTATTAGAATTCTCATCGTATTCCCAATTGTGTAACCTAAACATTTCCTTATAATACTGTTTTGGAAATCTTTTTTGCCATTTTAATAAATCTTCACCAATAAATTTAGCCAGCAAATTTTGCAATTCTTGTGCTTGTCTATCATTTTGATATCCAGTAGCTTCATCAATCAATGCTGTTATCCCAACCTTAGCTAATGCTCTCATTAAAATTAATGACTGCTCGTATAATGGTTCTTGTGCTGTCATTAATGCTTTTCTACTATGTGCTTCTATAAAAATATCACAAATAGCTGGTATAGTTTCTGCTTTATAACCTTTTACCACTCTTCCATTTTTTGATATGTATTCAACTTCTTCAAACACTTTTCGCAAATCTTTGTCTAAAAAAGCAATCAAATTTTTAGAAGTTATAAAATACGGGATAACGGTATTTTCATCTCTTTGACTACCTCTTCTTTGTTTTCCAAAAGTTTTGTATATACTACTTTGCGTTATGATTCTCTGTCCATTTTCTAAAACTGCACAACTAATGGAAGTGTCTCCTATAATCAATTTACCACTATGAGTAACTTTAAAATGTATTTTTTTCATTCTATTCCCTTCTAAAATAAGATTTATTTGATTATCATTCATATCATTATAGCAAAACGGCTATTTTTTGTCAATATATTTAAAAAATATTGTGACTTTTTTGTTCACAAAAAAAGATAGCCATTTCTGACTATCAATTTATAAGTGATTTTATTTTAGCAACAAGCTCATTTTCAATTGATTCCATATGTGTTTCCACAATCCTTGCTGCTTTTCCATACAAATCTTTTTCTTCGACACCTTCTCTTTTTAAATCGTCTAAGATATGCAGTAGTATCTCTTTTGTCTGTTCAAACTCATCTTTTATCATTTTAGATAATAACTTATAAGTAGTCTCCTCTATAATGTCGTGCATATCATTTTCAAAATTAATCATCTTGGCATCGAAAAACGTTTTGATTTCCTTGTTGATTACATCCCAGTTTTCTTCCAAGTGATTATTTTTTATGTATTTTAAGATGCGTTTTTGAACTGCCCAACGCATATCCTGTATTTTTAGTATCAAAGCTATCTCTAGCCCTTTGCCTTTTAGAAAATCGTTGTTTAACTGATTTTCTAGTTTAGCTAAGACTGTTATTACTTTTTCCTGCTGCTCAAAAAGTTTTTTTTGCTGAGTGATATAAGTATAGCTTATAACTCCCATTATTCCTAGCTCAACTATAGCTTTTGCTTCTTCAAAATTTATCCCCACATTTTATCCTCTTTCGCTGCTATAATATGTTTTTGTTCCCTGCCTTTTCCTCATCAAAAATTTGTTGCAGTATAACTTTTAAGTCAAATGTCTTTCTAGCCTCCTTTAAGACTTCTGATAGCACTTCTTCGCCAATTTCTTCTGCGAAGTCAGGAATCCATTTTCTGTCAATTGATTTTTCTTTTTCCAACAGTTCTTCAAGTTTATCCCAGAAACCTTCATACACCTGTTTAAATTTTTCTGCTCCAGCTTTTCCTTTTGAAATTATTTCTGTTTTATAAATTAAAGTCTTCCCTAATTCTAAAATTTTACCTGTCAAATATATTTTAGCTACTAATTTATCCATTTTTATCACTCCTATTTTCTTATTTTATTAATATCAATTTTAAGCTAGCCAACAAGCCCTACAATCAATTTGTGCTTGCTAGCCAACCATTTTTAGCACTTGTGTTAGACTTATATCGAAGCCATTTTTTTTACTGCTTCAGTTCAAAATGTGGTGTATCATTCATTTTCCAGTTTCCGCCCCATTCGACGTTTATATTTTTAGATTTTGCAACCGCTAATATGTGATTTGCTATTAATTTTAATTTTTTTTCATCATATCCTTCATCAGATGTAAATTTTCTGTATGCTCCGTTTTCGATAACTCCACAAGGGAATATATCAACTGCATGTCCAAATCCATCTTCCTTGATTTGATGGTTTGATTTTGCTCTTTTTCCATCACAATTTGTTACAATTCTACCCGGCTTACTTCTTCCGATTTGGTATAATGCAAACTGTTCTTCTGTTGTCCTAGCACCATCTGTGATTCTGAAATCATATGGGCTGTTTTCTATTGCCGCTTTCATGACTTCAACAAGTTTCGGATGTACTTTTCTCATTTTATCCAAACTAGTTTGACTGAAAGAATATTTTTTATTCTCTGTTGCTGTATTTTCCTTATCCCAATCTCTCAAATATTCCTCCTTTCTCTGAACTCTGTTTAACCAACCTGTCAAAAATCTTCCTTGCGTTCTGTCAGCTTCAACTTTAGCTCTATAATAGATTCTTTGTAAGTTATGATAAACTTCTAAAAATTTTTCAGCATCTACTACATTTAATGCCTCCAATGTTTTGTTTCCGATTATTCCGTCCACATCCAGATTAGAACCATTAATCCGATTTAAAGCAGCTTGTGCATTCTTAATTCCATTTCTTCCACTATTTACAGCCCAGTCGCATATAGATAATGCCACCTTGTCATTCACGACCTTATCCAGCTTGTTCCCCAAGTAATATTTCTTCAGATAAATATTCTTTGCAAAATCTATTGTTAAATTTTGCATATCGCCTTTATATCCAAAGTTTCTTGCCACTTCCTCAATTATTCCATATTTTGTTTTTCCGCCCTTGTCATGCTTGTCATTAGAATATCCTCCTTCGACCATTAGCAAGTAGTCAAAAATTCTTTCAAATCTGTCCATTTAAATCACTTCCTTTTTTTTAATTTCTTTTATATCTTTTTCTATTGTTTCAGTTATCAGAACAATATTGTCCCCTTCAAACATAGCATCTGTTACTTTCAATAATTTTCCTTGCTCCGTAATTTCGATTCCAATTAAATTCCTTAACTCCATTCACTCCACTTCCTTTTCATCTATCAGCTCCATATTTTTAAGATACTTGTACAGCCTATACGGATTAAATTCATAGCCAACTCTGTCTTTCAGCGACTTCAGTTTGTATGTCAGTGTAAATTGTAACGCATAGTCTATCGCGTTTAAACAGAACTCGCTGCAAAAGTATCTGTCGTCATCTTGAACTTTTTGAGCATAAAAGAACTGCCCCAAGATACCTAGATAATCATAGCCCTTACCTTTATTTTTTCCAAAAAATGCTAAAACGTCATCTGCGTCTATGTTACCGTCAAGCTCATAGATATCCATATTTTCTTTGTGCACAAATGGTTTCATTCTCACTCCGCCTGGATTCGCAAGATACACATAATCATTGTAAATAAATTCGGCGTGTGAATACTTCCCAAGCGTCCATAAAGCTATTAAATGACCAATTAACCGTTTAGGCTTGTGAAAACAAATATACAGAGTATTCCTTTTTAGTTTCATATTTTCTCCTAACCTTGCTTTATTTCACTTTCAAATAATTTATTATATTCAGATTCAGCGTCAAATGTTTTCAATTCCTCAACCGTTTTATTTTCTAAGCTGTGTGATAATGTTGTTTCAGCAACCATTGAAGCAGTTGTATGCTTTCTCATTATTTCAGACATTTCTATGAATTTCTGAACACTTACATTTACATATTTTTCTGTTCCATTCTCGGCGTAAAATTTCCAATTGCTGTACTCTGTCGACATTAAGTCAGTCATAACTTGTGCAAAGTCTAATTTCTGCCCTTTTGAAATTTTTCCCATTAACCCAAGAATAAACCTTAGAACTAATGAGAACAGTATCTTAGTTATGTTGGACTGGTCTATTGTCCTGTTGTGTTGAAGATACTTAGTCCCTTTCACTTCAAATTCAAAAGGCTTTTTCTCCCTCTCGATTCTTAATTCGTAAAGCTCCTGTTTCAGTTTTTCAATCTTTTCTTCTTTTCTGTATTTGATTTCATTATTTTCAATGTATTCAAATTCAGATAATTCAACTGTCTTGATTTTTCCATTCTCTATCAGCTCATTTTCATCAAGATTGTATTTTCCAGCTTTGTAAAGTTCCTCTTTTGTCGCCTCCCTCAAATCTCCGTTTTCTAAAACTGGGTTTTGATATTCTGTTTCGTTCCAGATGTGGTTTTCTTCATTCCAGTCTGGATAAAATATAGCTGGATTATTCTTAAATTCTTCCAAATTTGTGATTGTTGGTCTTGCTATTATCTCAAGACTTTTCTTGTCATAAATTACAATATACATCTATCTTTTCCTCCTTATTTTCTTATAGATATCAATATCCGAACGCAATCCACCTTATCGTCGTGTTATTAAAATTATCAGATGCATCTTTACCCCAGCACTTGAATTGTGTAAGCGAAATATCGGAAATTGAAACTCTGTTTACCCCGTTCCAAACATCTGATGCCATTATAGAAAGACACTTGCTTGGAAAGGGAATATTGAAATTTCCAATTGTTCCATTTGCTCCGTCTGTCCTTTTGTATCCAATAATTCCGCTTTGAATAATTAATTCTCCAATTTTGTAATAGCTGTCAGTTTTTTTGAATAAATTTTCCACCCTGTCTGAAATCGGTTTATTAGAAATCGCTCTAAATTTTGAGCTATCATTATATGTCAGATTGTTATTAGCAATGCATTCATAATAGAATTTTGTAACCGTGTCATAATAGAATTTTCCAGCAGTCTTTATTCCTGAATCCTGTATTTTTCCTCCAAATTCCATTCCGATTATTTCAGCTAAACGGTTTCCTTCGAGAGCTGTATTTGCAGTAGTTCCTAACATTACTTTTCCTGCTGTATCGTGGGTCGCATTCGGAACTTTTGTGTCAATCATATCTTTTATTTGTCTTAAATTTACTGTTCCATTTGCATATTCTGTTGCGTTCGGAACATTCGGAATTAATCCTTTTACAGCACTTAACGAGATTATTCCTGCTTTGTTTTCTTCTGCAAAATCTGTTTTTTTAACATAGTTTCTTTCAGCAGAATCTTTTGTAATATACGTGTTGGAGCTATCAATTGTTACATTTAAATTTGCTGACTGGTCTACTACTATAATACATTTTTCCATGATGTCTATTGCATTTTTTCCATTAAAAACTGGAATATAATCACCATCCGTTCCTTTGTTATACGCGTATAATATTTCAGTTCCAAAATCATCCCGGGCGTATATTCCCATTTCAGAAATTTTATACGAATTTGTTATTGCACTTGTCCCGCTTCCAGTTTTATTAGAGACAATAAATGTAAATTCCACATTTCCATTTTCTTTTCTTTCATAAGAATTTACCGGAAATTCATTTCTTTTATCTAACAAATCTGTTAATTCCCTGTCATTTCCTGTATTGTATCCTGCTCCGATTTTAAATTTTGTTACATTTATCTTTGTTTCATTATTCATTGCTCTTGCTAAAAGTTCTCTTCCTTTGTTTGTTATTTCCCAACCAAGATAATTTGCCATTTTTACCTCCTATCTTATTCCTAATGTATTTTTTTTCAATACAACGTTTACGATTCCTACATTCAATTTTTGCTCCATCCAAGGCAGTTCAAAACTCCGTATACTCAATACATTTGTTTTTTGCCTTACAGAAAATATACCAATATAAGTTCTCCATTATCTAATAAAACCTCTCTTGATGAAATAAGTATACCATTGGAATTACTAAAAAAAGAGGACTGGTTAAATTTAGTACTTCCTTCCACTGCTGTTCAACTTCCTATTTTAATAAATACTTTAAAATTAGGAAATCTTTTAGAAAATTCTCAAGCTGGATTAACAACAGACTGGATTAAAGTTTATTGTGCCAAAAAATTATACAGAAGCCAACAAACAGATGCAGTCACTAAAAGAACAAAAATAATAAGTTTTTTAAGTGATATTGATGATGAAAAGATTAAAGAAAGTTTAAGTAATTATAGTTCTCAATTTGGGAATTTTTCAAAAGAAGATGAAAAAAAATTTTTGAATAGTTTAGATAGCTATATAGGAGAAAATAATGCAGAAGAATTATTATATGAAAAACTAAAAAATGCAGAAGTTTCAATAAAAAATATAATTACCTTGAAAATAGCTTTAGATACTATATTAGCAATAGAAGAAGCAAAAGGGGGAAATCAAATTAGAAATTATTGTTCACCATTAATTACTAGAGTTGATAATTTAATTAATCAATATTCTAAAACTCTATTTTCAAATGATGAAAACAAGTTAGATAAATTTAATTTATTATTAGAACATAAAGATAAAGCATTTGAAATAATAAATTGTAGTGGTTATGATAATCATGATTTACTTTTTATTACAAGTTTTATTTTAAATAA